CAAGGCATTTACCAACTGGATTAGGTGTGCGTGCAAGGACTAAGTCTTTGCGATCTGGTAGGAAGATTACATCTTGTTCTGCGTCGTGGTATCTCACCAATGATAGGTAAGGACTGCCAGGTGTATATGCGTTCTTTCCTACAATTACATCTGCATACTCTGGATACATTGATGCAATAGATGCTGCATCCATACCGACGATCTGAACCAAAGAAGTACAACGACCAAAGCGGTCAATCTCTGGGTAAGAACCAAATGGGTTAATCAAAGTAATAACTGGGTCTTGCTTATCGTAGTCAAGTTCTACGCGACCAATGAGCATACCGTATGTGTTAAACCAATCGGCACCTGTATACATCTGGATTTGTAGTTGTGAATCGTTGACATAGTAGTTAGCGATACGACCACGAAGATCTGCAGCCTTACGTGCTGCATCACTTGTCATATTACTGGCAGAGCAGTTAAAGGATGGAAGCGGTGCCATAGCTTCTGCTAGGTCACGTGCTGCCACGTCAATCATATTTGCAACTAGAGGCTTTGGATAATCCTCTGAGAACATAGAAGGATATACCTTTGAGAGATCACCTTGACGTGCAGATAGAACCTCGCGCATACGCAAATCACGTCCTGCGTATCTAGTCTGCAGGCGTGCTGTCTTAGCAGAGATCTCTTTTATAGATAACAAAATTATGTCCTTAAATTATTAAAGCGGGTCTGAAATTCCTGCGACCTTAGTAGGCCATACAATCTTTGACTCAGCAAGTGCTTGTGCCTTGGCGGCTACATACTTAGCATCTACTACTGGGTTGATCTGAGGTGTCATTACAGCACCCTTGTCAATGTAGTGTCCTTCGTCTTCGCCACTCTTGTAGCTTGGTGTTATTGCCATAGTTACATACCTTTTTTCTTTTTAGATGCTTTTGATTTTGCAATAGTCTTTTTGTCGTTGTAACCCTTAAGAATCACATCGGCATCTGAAGGCAACTTCTTATTTTTGCTTGGAGGTGTCTTACCTTTATCAAGATAATCATTAAGACCTTTTGGCTTAGCTGTAGACTTAGCCTTTGGTTTCATTGTTGGCTTCTTGTCCATTGGCATAATTACATACCCTTTTTCTTTGTAGATGCTTTTAATCTAGTCTTAGCTGCTGGCTTAGGTGCTGCCTTCTTTGCTGCTGGTGCGCCTCCGCTAACTGCTGCAATCATACGATTTGCTGTAGCCTTCTTAGCTTGCATCTTTTCAATACCAGCACCACGTGCTGCTGTACGGTCACGGTCATTCTGACGGCGTGTTTGTACTATTTTTGCAGCGCGGTTTTCTTCTGAAGGCGTCAACTTTTTACCAGCGGCCTTAGCATTTTCTTTAACAATCTTCTTTGTCTTAGACAAACTAACGCTACCAAAAGTTTCTGTTGCTAGGTTCTTTGCCTTACGTGCTTTGTCTGCTATTGAGGCCATTATTACTCCTTAGATAAAGTGACGTTCTTTTTCAGCAAGCATCTCATCTATATTGATGACAGCTCGCTTGCCCATCTCGTGTCGAGATAAGAAAGGATTTTTTAAGTGGTGGCTTGCGTACTGACCGTTGTTGAGCATCTCACGTGCTCTGATCTCACAGAACCACAGAGCCATTACCATATCGGTCTTACCTTTAGTACTAGGTGACCAGGTGATTAACTGCTCGATTAAAGCCTTGATGTTCTCAGTTTGATCTGAAGGCAGGTGCATCAGGTTATCTCTATGGTGTTTACCGTCTGCTTGCTTAGTACCAAACAGGGTAGACATAGATGCCACACCAAATCCTGAGTCCCACTTATTAGAACCGGTATGGTGCTCGCGTAAGATTACTCCGCGTGATGCCAAGTGGCGACGCAGTTCTTCATCTTGAGTAAGGAAAGCCTGAAAGGCGTTCTTTTCTACTATCCACTCAGAGGGACCGTAGATAGAAGTCCAGTCAATTATAAGGTTTTTAATTTGCGCCGGAGATGGGCGAGTAATCTTGAAAGCATCAACAATGTAGCGTTTGTGAGTGCTGCGATCAACTGCGTAACAAACCACAGCGGTATCACCAACAATAGCAGGGTCCATACCGCAAATAAAGCTAAACCCGTTAAGGTCGCGTGGATGACCAGGATTGCCGGCAATTAATTTACCTGCCTTACGCATACCGTCAATGGAACCGCGTACGGTGACAGGATCAAAGATTGCATTATCTGAAACATCTTGTTGTTGATACACCAAAGCCCAGGTCTGTGCATCCATTGCTTGGCGCTCTGCAGATAGGTGCTTACCGTTCCATCTAGGATAGAGTCCGTCTTCATCTTGATCTGTTTCAACCTGTCCTTCAAAGGGTTGGTCGGACTTGGGCCAAAGTGTTACCCACTTTTCCTTATCCTCGTTTGTTTCCAAAAGGGCCGGCATAGCAAGATATGTCCAAGGAACTTGCCCACCTGGGTATCTATCTTCTTGGCGTAGCTCGCGGTATAGATCTACAGATGTTACACGTGTTCCGATAATAATAAGTTTGCCCGTAGGGTTAAGACGGGAGCGTACGTCCTGTGTTAACCAGCGGATCTGCTTTTCAAACTCGTTAGCGTTCTTTAATGTGACCGCGTCATCTACAATAATCATATCGGCACGCTTGCCGTAGATCTGACCGCCGATACCGACGGCCTCAATATTTGGGTCCTTCTCAGATGACTCACGGAGTTCATCACCAAAGGTGACACGGGTTGCAGTCCAGGTTGCAGACTTAGAGTTAAAGCCGACTCCGGCGGCGTAGGCTGCTTGAAGGTCAGCATACATTGGGTGTGTCAATCTTTGCTTGATAGCGTAGAGGAAATCTGCTGCAAGCTGCTGAGTCTGAGAAACTATCAAAACTCTAAAGTTGGGGTTTTGCACAACCTTCCACGTTACATAGTCCACAGTTACCGTAATGGACTTGGCGTGGTTGGGCGGGATGTTAATCAGGATTCTGTTCTGATTCATCCCTGGTTCAAACTTCATAGAAGGGTGCAGCCAGGATGGCTCGCGTCCTTCGATTACATCAACCAGATTTTGCTGGTGTGGAAAAGTTCGCTGATGCAGGTAGTTGTTTCTAAAAGAGGCAAAGTCTAGGTCGTGAACGTCGGGGGAAGCAAAGGCTTTATCTTTAAGACCAAGGCGAGTTCTATCTACCTTGTCTGTGAAGATCTTATCTGTGCGACGGTAATACTCATACGTCTTTAAACTTTTGCCGGCTTGGCCGCACGCGGCCTCAATGGTCATACCTTCAGCTACGCATCCTAGGATAATACGTTTTGCGATGTCGGCTGAGTTATCTGCCATTGGATCTCCTTTACAGGTAGCGCCGAAGGCGTAGAAAAAATTTTTTTAAGTTGGGGGCCGGCACGGATCGGACCGCCCGGAATGTCAATTCTTTTGTTACCTGTCTTGGATGATTTTTACCCACCAGGGTAAAGATATACCTGTCCCATTGTATCAGAAAAAGGACAGAACTATCCCTCTTAAAACTAAACAGTATCGGGCTTGCGCCCGAACGAGCACCAAGCGAGTGAGGGGTAATACTAGGCTCGGCCTAGGGGGCCTCGCAGAGGCCGTAATTCGGGGCTTGTGGAAAGCTTAGCCCCTACTATACTTAAGGCAGGAAATTTAACGGATTTCCCGTTTTAATACTGTGATGTGTGACACAGTAAGTATAAGTGCTGGTCAGAGCCTACTTTCACTTTAGCAAATATTTCTTTTGGGGGAGTATATATACACACGCGCTGTTTTTTATTCACACGGGGTGCTGGTTTTTTACGGGGCTATTGTGACCCCTACCCCTACCCTTAGGGCTAATTGCTAGGCGTTAGAGCCTGTAAAAGATACGGGGGCTGTCTAACCTTACGGCACTAGATTTAAACAATAGGCGCACAACAACAGGGCAGACATAGGGGCAGACAAGGCAAGGACTAACCCTTGCAGCCTCAACAATGCAGACAACAACAAGGACAAGATCCTAAGTTACCAGGTCAGCTCACTCAGTAACTTACAGCTAACTCATTGGACATAATGCCCTCAAATGTCTACCGGTGGAAAGAGGAAAGCGTTACCAAATTGTGACCTTTTATTGTGTTGTGTTGTTGCAAGATGGGGGAGCCTCCTGTATTCTTTTCCTATCGGCTCACTCACGAGCTGATTATAGAAAAGAGGTTAGAAAGTGACAACATTACATCTAGGAGATTGTCAAAACAATTGCTTAATCTGTGAGCATAGATATCACGAGAATCAAGAAATCTGTGATACCTGTGGCAAGGATTTCACCTCTCGTACAGAATGGAGAATCGCATAATGCCTAGAACACTCAAGGAATTAGCAGCAGAAATAAACATAGAAGAGAAATATTTTGATAACAATTTCCTTATGTTAGATAATCGTTTTGCTGTGATGCAAGATGAGAAAGGCCTACACCTAACCGATGTTCTTTCCTGGGCAGCATTTAATCCCATTAAAATCGGGAGACAATCTAACGCGACGGTTAAGGGCTTACGGTTTCAACTAGGACAATACAAGGTATACATCAAGCAACTACAGGGGGCAAAATAATGGAGACTCTAAGCAAGAAAGCACAGCAAAAACTAGACCGTGACTATGCCATTGAACAACTACTCACTCACTATGTGAATCAAGGTGACAAGGTCTACTCAATCCTCCGCAAGGTTAGCGGTAGTGGAATGACACGCCACTATTCTCTTGTCGTAGTGGATAACAATTTCCAAATCAATGACATCACCTACTATGCTGCACACGCGCTAGGTTGGTCACTTATTGAGAGTAATGGTCACCGCGCTATAAGGGTGCAAGGCTGTGGAATGGATATGAGCTTTCACCTAGTTTCAAGCCTCTCATCTGTCCTATTTCACGGACAAGAGAGGGCTGAGTACATTCTCAAGGAGGATAAACTCTAATGAAAACTAGATACGTTTTGGCGGTGTCTTTCTACACAGACCGCGAGCTAACTGAGGAGGAGGCGGGCGCCCTACAATTACAGGTCATCGCACAGATTGAGGAGCCTGTCACCCTTGATGGGGATGATGTTGAGTATTCTGTTGAGTTTTATGGCGCATCAATAGACAAGGAGGAAGAGTGATGCAATACCTAACGCCTAGAGGCTGGCTTGTAGCTGGGATCTTGATTGGGCTTACTATGTGGGGGCTGTGGGAGGTGGCGAGCCATCTCCTATGGACTGGCACCGGCTGGGAGTGGTGTGAAAGTCTTTTAGAATGTGAGAGAGAGGGTAAGTAATGGACACAATAACAGAGCAAGAGTGGTTTGAAAGTGGGCCAATTACCCGTGAGATTTTAAGCGTATGGCTTGAAATCCTTAATAGATCAGAGAGAGAGGGCGAGTAATGATTAAAGAAAATACTATGTGCCTAACCGATAATTGCTTCAATGATAGAGAGTACGGTGACAAGATTACCTATTGGATAGATAAGTGGGATAATAAGAGATTTAATGCCAAGCTATTAGACCTATGTTTATTCTGCAGAATTAAGAGAGATCAAGAGGTAGCGTAATGGTTAAAATGGATACGTGGGATGAGATGACGTGCCCTATCTGTGACACGTGGTTTTACCCGGAAAAGAATCAGCGCAGGCTGTGTCAAGTATGCAACGACAAAGAGATAGAGGGAGAGGGAGAGAGCGATGGAAACTAAAGAAAAATCAGTATGGACTCAACGCTACCGTGAGAATAAGCGCGAGAGCTTTCAAGTACGCCTATCTATGGAGCATAAGAAGGCTATTCATAGGGAGGCTAAGGCACGTGGCATAACTGCCAATGAACTAATCAGACAGTACGCAGAGTATCTAATGGAGGAGGAAAGCAAGTGAATAGAGAGATTTTAATTGAAGCCTTAGAGATTGCTAAAAACAATTTTGATTATGACGGAGAGTATGACAAAGCATCTGAGGTATTGGCATACCTACAAAAACTAGAGGGAGAGAGCAATGAATAGAGAGTATTTAAAAGCTAAGGTTGATCTATGCCTAACGCAAGCAGAGGTAGACATCCAACAACAGGAGATAGCAAGGGCTATCAAGAACCTAGAGAGGGCTAACCTAGCCCTAACCCGTATCTTTAATTTAGATGAGGAGGAGGGCAATGAGTAACGTCTATGCCATACACCCGCAAAAGTCTGATCTAATCCTGCTCTATGAAGTAGTAGATAAGCAGGGCATACCCCTATGGGGAGGAGAGGACGAGCTTGAAGCTATCAAGTGGCTACGCTTGAACCTGCGTGATGAGTGCCGGCTATTGGTCAGCGCGTGGGATAGTGATGAAGAGGACGCTCACCTAGTGGGGCAGACCATAGACATAACAAAGATAATACTAGAGGCGTTCAAAGAAGGGCTACGAGTATGAGCTACTGGATAGGATTAGGCGTAGTAATGATGATAGTCTATGTACTTATTGTGTGGGAGAGTAAAATCAATGGAGAAGGATAGAAGGCTAAATACTGCAAGCCGCAAGGCTATACGAGATCGAAACTACAGGAGAGCCAGGGACCGTGCATTAGTGCGCCTTGCTCATCTATACCCTGATACCTATAAGCAATTGCTCGAAATGGAGAAGAAACAAGATGAGTTACAAGGTAAGAATTGGATTGATATTGACGGTAACACTACTCTTTCTGTTGGTGTTCGCACGAGAGCAAACGGTACACCTACCCCTTCCAAAGCTTCCAATAACGGAAGAGAGAACGAAGGCTACAATGGAGGAGAAGCGTGAAAACAAGGCACTTATCATTAGTTACTCAAGAGCACTCGGTTACAGTAAGCGTGAAAGAAAGTGTCTCATCACCTTATGGACCCGTGAGAGCAGGCTTGACCACTTCGCAGACAACCCAAAGTCAACAGCTTTCGGAATTGCTCAACTCCTTAGAGAACGTAGTCGAGAGCCTGAACTACAAATCCTTCACGGTTTACGATACCTTGAACACCGCTATTCAGGGAGTGCGTGCCGCGCTCTCAGACATAGCGACAGACGAAACTGGTACTGATGCTGACTGGAGTTAGTTTATTCGCAGGCGTTGGTGGCTTTGACTTAGCTATGCAACGACAAGGAGTAAAGGTAGTAGCCTCGGTTGAGATAGATAAGAACTGCAACCAGGTATTGGCGCAGCATTTTCCTGACGCCACACAATTTACAGATGTAACCACAGTAACGGGAAAGGATCTAATCAATGCAGGATTTACACCAAGCACAGGAATTATTACAGGAGGATTTCCCTGCCAAGACCTCTCAGTTGCTGGCAAACGCGCTGGTCTTGCTGGCGAACGAAGCGGGTTATTCTGGGAGATTGCAAGAATTGTGGAAGAAACGCAAACAGAATACTTCATCATCGAAAACGTCCCTGGTTTGCTATCCAGTAACAACGGAAAAGATTTTGGAGTCGTCGTCGGGACGATGGCCGACATCGGGTATTCTCTCGGATGGAGGGTGCTTGATGCTCAACACTTCGGAGTACCCCAGCGCAGGCGTAGAGTCTTCATCGTTGGGAGACGTGCTACTAGCGGAGGCGTTGCCGAAGTACTCTTTAAGTCAGAAGGCTTGCGAAGGAATCTTACGCAGGGCAAACAAACGAGGCAAGACTCTACCACCAGCACTACAGAAAGCTTTGGGCAGACAGGCTTCGCCAAGTACACACCAGGAGTAACAACTCTTACAGCTACAACATACAAACGACCTGAAGATAATGTAGTTGTAACCTCATCATCTTTT